CCGCATGTCAGGCATGTGCGATACCCTAGTTGCCAACGTAGCGCGGCAACGTAGTCGCCGCAGTCGATACATTCTTTGTCAGTCATTTGATAAGTCCTTTCTCATACATCTGTTTGATTAGCGTGCCGTGGATGATTGAATACCCACGCTTGCGTCCTTCCTCGTCCATCCACCTGAGTTCCTCTGCGGGTGTCAGGTTGAACTCGTTGGCGTAGTAACAGCAAAAGTGGACGGCCACATCGAAAGATCGTGACGAATCGAACCACATCCCGTCCCCGTCTACGCATCCGTAGAAGTCCAACTCGTCTGCGGAGTAACGCTGATACTTTTTAAATTCTTCCCATGTTTTCATTCGCCTTCTCCTTGTTTGATGATTGCTACTAGCTTGTCACGCAGTGCGTTGAACTTGTCACACACCTCGTCGTCGTAGTCGAACGCATCTGCTTCTCTGTCGCAGAGGTCTGCGAGGTCGAACAGTTCTTCGCGGGTTAGTTTCATTTCAGTCATTTGCTTTCTCCTTCGGTTGATGCGGACAAGTTGTCCGCGAGTTTTAGATGTCTTCCCAAGTTGTAGGCGTGTCGTCTGCCACCTCCTGTGTCTGTTGTTTGCTCTGGCGGTCGCGCAGGTCTGCCGCCCTCGCGTTGCGTTGAATCACTTGGCTTGCCTGATAAAGCCTGTCCTCCTCCAGCATCGGGTCTACCTTGGGTGGGTTCGCCCACTGTAAGAACAAAGGTTGCCGCATCAGGATGCGTGTCTTGCTGTCGATGCCCTGCCATGCCACGCTGACCGCTTCGCGCTCGTCTTTGTCCATCATGGCGGGCCACCAATGTGTGTCGGGCGGGGTTGAGTGTCTGAGCGAGGACTTGGTGGCCTGAACCCGCAGATACGCCCGCAGTTTGTCCAACGCTGTGCGATAGCTTGACAAGAACGCCAAGACCTCGGGTGTCCCACGCTTTTTGTAGTAGGCCTGTTGATACCGCACACCCTCAATCTCTTTGCTGACTCTGCCCACCATGAACCGCCACGGCGCGGCTCGCTTCTTATCCCACATTGCGTCAGCGGCGCGGCGTTGTGCGGCTCGGGCTTCGGCATGGCGGCGCTTGAGTTCAAGCTGTGCGGTCAGTTCGTTCATGTCACCCGATGCCACTTTGTTGAGCAGTTCTTTCTTGCTCATGCGCTTGGGTGGTTTTGGCCTTGGCTGGCAGGACGTGCAGAGTTTGGAGTCGATGACCAGCAAGACATTGCCTGCGTAACCCCGCGCCGCTGACTGCGCTCGGCTGAGTCGGCGCTTAAATTTCTCGGGCGGCTTCACAGTTTGGCAAGACGAGCAGTAGACACCAGCTTTGCCATCGACAGGTCTTTCGTAGTAGTCGGACATAATTTTCTCCATGAAAAGCGTTGTAATGGTGCGAGCATATCAGGAACTGGCACAGTCTTACAATGGTAGTTGACGTGGGTGGTGGGTTTAGTGCGAGGCCGCATGGATACTAGGGTTGGGGCAAAGCTGTCTGGGATAACCATGTGCCAACACATGCCTCAAAGATAAACGCAAAAAGGAAGGCGAGGTGGTCAAAATTTAAATGCCTTTATATATAAATCTCTAATCTCTAAATAGGTATAGGTATACAGGAATTTGGACACGCCCAATATCCATGCGGGTTACAAGAGACCCACTAGCGTGTCCACTACCATTGAAACGCTTGACCACCTTGGGTATGTGGTTTTCATACCACACCTTCTCCACAATACGTTGCGGACAGATTGTCCGCGAGTTCAACGGCGGTTCTTGAGAGGGCGCACGCCGAGCTTGACGAGTTCCCATTGCAGTTCCATTTGCTCGGCGTTGCGCAGGGCTTTGGCTTTGCGGTCTTGGATGTTGTTGTCTCGGGCTATCTCGTCGCGCAGGACGCGGAGTTTGGCGCGGTGGATTTCTTTGATTGAGGTTTGGTTGCGTTGCATGATTATTCTCCGAGGTTGAGGTTGTGGAACAGTTCGCAGGCAAGGTTGAACACTTCTGGGTTCTCGCCGTTACCCGCTTTGTTTATTGCGAACTCTAGGACAGCGCCAAGTGCGGCTACTTGCTCACGGCTTAGGGTTTGCGGTTGCAAGACTGCCAGTTGCCACGCCCAAAGGTCTGTGGTTTTTTGCATGGCAGGGCCAAAGGTTTGCCCGTTGACGGCTGTTTGCCAACCGAGGTTGACGTTTTGTGTGGAAAGTTTCATGGTAGTGCTCCAGTTTGACAAGAAAACGAACAGCGGCGAACCCTCGCCCGCACGCTGTTGGGAAAAAACTCGCGGACAAGTTGTCCGCAAGCTGTCACACAGAAGCCAAGAAGCGGCGCTTCTCAGCACCAGTCAGTGCGTTGTAGGCCTTGAGCAGTTTGGCCACGTTGTCGGTCTTGTGGGCTTTGCCAATACGTTGTGGCAAGTCTGCGCTCGGGAAGCACACTTGCAAGACGCGGTTCATGGCGCGTTCGGCGGCGCTGTCGCGTGGCAACTTAGCACCACGTTGTCCCTGCTCGATGCGGGCGTTGTGTTTCTTCGCGGCCCACTCCATTGCCAGCGGCTTGGCGGTTGCGCGGTCACCGATGCCGAGTGCGATTAGGCGCTCTGCAAAACTTGCGGACGATTTGTCCGCGTCGTTGAACACTGCGAAGATGGCTTGTTTGTTTACGTTCATGATTAACTCCAAATGAAAAAGCCCGCAGATGCGGGCGAAACGTCGCAGGGCGAATTCCCTAGCAACGAGTTGTATTATAACACACAACGTATTTCTGAATACCTTTGACACTCAGTTTTGCCGTGGCTTGACCCCACAGTGGGGGCATCACCCCTTTTTGGCCGTGCCGTGCCTTGTCGCCGTGAACACTGTTTCGCAACCGCACAGACCACTTTGTAAAATCCTAGACACTCCGCAGATAGCACCCCCGGCAAAATCTCCACCCCACCCCAAAAATTTTTTAAAAAATTTGGAAAAACCTTTTGTCAAACGATATACTGAAGGCGTTGGTGAAAGCAAGGTACTTAAGCAAAGTGAGAGAGCCTGCCCGTCAGGATGTACCAGCGCCCGGAGCCGCTTAGGGCCACCAACATCTCCTCCAAGAAAAAAGCCCCCAGTGTTTCCACCGGGGGCGTGAATGGGGATGACCCCAGAGGAGATAGCAAATGAGCAAAGCGGCAAACCGCTTGACACCTGCGAAAGTAAGTGTACACTCCGCGCCACGGGACCGCAACAGACCGCAGGAGCAAGAGTGCTTGAACATTTGGTGCAATACCAGCCGGAGGTAGAACCTCTCGGTGACTTCGTAGAATTGGACGACGCGTCGGCCAGTGAAATCCTGTCCGCACAACACGCTGCGGCAGACTGGTTGGACGAGCTGGGTGCCCCACCCGCCGACGAAGTCACAAAGCAAGCACAAACACAAGCGGCCCGCAAAGCTTTCGGAACGCTTACAACCTCCGTAGACACCTCCGCGCAAAAAGCGGACCTCATTCAGCTCAAGACCCCCGAGGCCGTGCGCCACATCACCGGCATGTTGACCGCGTATGACTGGGAATTTGTACAGCAGGCCAAGGAGCTTCGTGGGTACACGGTTGCCAAGCTGGTGGAGGAGACACAAAACCCCAACGCCAACATCCGGCTCAAAGCTTTGGGTTTGCTGGGCAAGGTCACCGAGGTCGGACTGTTCACCGACAAGGTCGAGATCAAGAAAACGGACCTGACCGAAGCCGAGATCGACGCCAAGCTCAAGGAGAAGCTGGCCAAATTCATGGATGTGAGCGACGCCGAGGTCATTGACGTCGAAGACGTGTCGAAAAAAGACGAAAACCCAGATGCACACGACATCGACCCAGAAAATCCTGACGCCGAGTGAGGCCGCAGCCCTTGCTGCCAACCTGAGTCGGCTCTCCCTTGAGGAGAAGCTGGAGGCTTTGGAGCTGATCGAGAAGTCGCAGGAGCACAAAGCCCGCAACATGGCGCGAACCGACATGATTGAGTTCGCCAAGTATGTCTACCCCGGGTTCAAAGTGGGGCCACACCACAGGAAGCTGGCCAAGATATTCACGGACGTGATCGAGGGTCGCAAAAAACGCGTCATCATCAACATCGCGCCGCGTATGGGCAAGTCCGAGTTCAGCTCATATCTGTTTCCGGCGTTCTTTCTTGGGGAATACCCTGAGAAAAAGATCATCATGGGCACCCACACCGCCGGGTTGTCGGAGGATTTCGGGCGGCGCGTACGTAATTTGATTGACAGCGATGAGTACAAAGAACTTTTCCCCGGCACGTTGGTGGCCGACGACCAGAAAGCTGCTGGTAAATGGTCTACGAGTCTTGGCGGCCAGTATTACGCTGCTGGTGTTGGCGGCGCTCTCGCCGGTCGCGGTGCTGATTTGTTCGTTATTGATGATCCTCACAGCGAGCAGGACGTCAAAATAAACTCGCGGCTGGCGTTTGACACAGCGTGGAGCTGGTTCCAGACCGGTCCGTTGCAGCGTCTGATGCCCGGCGGCGCGATCATCCTCATCATGACGAGGTGGTCAAAGCTAGACCTGACCGGGCGCTTGATCGACTACCAGACAAAGAACGACATCCCAGAGGACGACAAGTGGGAGGTGGTCGAGCTGCCCGCCATCCTCAACGAAGACACAGACAAAGAGAAGTCGCTCTGGCCGGAGCAGTGGCCGCTCGAGTCCCTGAAGGCCAAGAAGCAAGCGATGGACCCACAGTACTGGAACGCCCAGTACATGCAGAACCCCGTCTCCAACAACGCAGCGATCGTGAGCCGGTCCTCTTGGCGCATCTGGCCAAGCAATGAGCCTCCGCAGTGCGAGTACATCATCCAGTCGTGGGACACGGCGTTTGAAGCAAAGACCAGCGCCGACTACTCTGCGTGCACAACGTGGGGCGTGTTCTACAACGAGGAAGAAAAGAATGCGCCGCAGATCATCTTGCTCGATGCGTTCAAGGACAGGATGGCGTTTCCAGAGCTGAAGCAAGTGGCTTTGAAGCACTACAAAGAGTGGGAGCCAGATGCGTTCATTGTTGAAAAGAAGGCGGCGGGTGCACCGCTGATCCAAGAGTTGCGGGCGATGGGCATCTTCGTGGAAGAGACCAACCCTAGTCGCGGCAACGACAAGGTAGTAAGATTGAACGCAGTCTCCGACCTGTTCGCCTCCGGCGTGGTCTGGGCACCCGATACGCGATGGGCACGCGAAGTGATCGAAGAAGTGGCGTCTTTTCCCAACGGTGAGAACGACGACTACGTGGACACGACCTCCCAAGCCCTGATGCGCTTTCGCAAAGGCGGCTTCATTCCGTTGGACTCCGACGAGAAAGACGATCCGATTTACTTCAAGCGCCGAGCGGCGTATTACTGAGGAAACTAAATGGCCACGAACATCGACAAGGCGCTGTACCAAACCCCCAAAAGTCTAGAAGAAACCGCGCTAGACGAGGAGCCGATCGAGATTGAGATCGTCGATCCCGAAGAAGTCAACATCAAGGCGGGTGATTTGCAGATCAGTATCGAGCAAGGGGAACCAAGCATCGACGACTTTGATTGCAACTTGGCCGAGTTCCTTGACGAAAGCGAGATGCAGAGCATCGCTGCGGAGCTGGAGTCCAACATCAAGGACGACTTGGCTGCACGCAAGGATTGGGAGAAGTCGTACAAAGAAGGCTTGAAACTGTTGGGCCTCCAGTACGAGGAGCGCACGGAGCCGTGGAACGGTGCGTGTGGCGTGTTCCATCCGATGATTACTGAAGCCGTGGTGCGGTTCCAGTCAGAGGCCATCACAGAAACATTCCCGGCCCAAGGCCCGGTGCGCACCAAGATCATTGGTAAGCAAACGCCCGAGAAGCAAGCAGCCGCTGTGCGCGTCGAAAATGACTTGAACTACGAGCTGACCGAGGTGATGAAAGAGTTTCGCCCGGAGCACGAGCGTATGTTGTGGTCGCTGCCCGCGACTGGCTCTGCGTTCAAGAAGGTGTACTACGACCCGAGTCTGGGTCGCCAAGTGTCGATGTTTATTCCAGCCGAGGACATGATCCTGCCCTACGGCGCGACAGAGTTGGACACTTGCTACCGTGTGACGCACGTCATGCGCAAGACCGAGAACGACATCAAGAAGCTGCAAGTGGCGGGCTTCTACCGCGACGTGGAGATGGGCGAGCCATCCAACGAGCCGACCGACATTCAGAAAGCCAAGGACAAAGAGACAGGTTTCAGCGACATCGACGATGAACGCTTCACGCTGTACGAGAGCCATGTGGACTTGGTGATCGACGGCGACCCTTGCTGCGACAAAGACGACGAGGGCGAGCCAGTAGGCGTGGCGTTGCCGTACGTGGTCACGTTGGTCAAGGGCACAAACACAATCGTGGCCATTCGCCGCAACTGGAAAGAAGACGATGAACTCCGACTCAAGCGACAGCACTTCGTCCACTACCAATACATCCCCGGCTTTGGAGCCTACGGCTTCGGTCTCTTCCACCTCATCGGAGGTTTCGCCAAGTCAGCAACTTCCCTCATGCGCCAGCTTGTCGATGCAGGAACGTTGTCGAACCTCCCGGGAGGTCTCAAATCTCGTGGACTTCGCATTAAAGGTGATGACACGCCGATTGCCCCCGGGGAATGGCGCGATGTAGACGTTGGCTCTGGCGCGATCAAAGACGCCATCTTGCCGCTGCCGTACAAAGAGCCTTCGACGGTTCTGTACAACTTGCTGGGCACCATCGTGGAGGAAGGCCGTCGCTTCGCCGCGACTGCTGACATGAAGGTCTCGGACATGTCCGCGCAGGCACCGGTGGGCACCACGCTGGCGCTGTTGGAGCGGCAGTTGAAAGTGATGTCGGCTGTGCAGGCTCGCATGCACTACACCTTGAAGCAAGAACTGAACTTGCTGACCGACATCATCAAGGACTACACCGACGCTGACTACGACTACGATCCAGACAGCGACGCACCGCGCAAGGCCAAGAAGTCTGACTACGCACACTTGGACATCATCCCCGTGTCGGACCCCAATGCGGCCACCATGTCTCAGCGCGTGGTGCAGTATCAGGCTGTGATCCAGATGGCACAGATGGCTCCGGACATCTACGACTTGCCCAAGCTGCACCGTGGCATGTTGGAGGTCTTGGGCATCAAGAACGCGGACAAGCTTGTGCCGTTGCCGGAAGACCAGAAACCCCGCGATCCAGTGGCCGAGAACATGTGTGTGCTCAAGGGAGAGCCACTCAAAGCGTTCTTCTACCAAGATCACGACGCACACATCGCCGTCCACATGTCGATGCTCCAAGACCCGATGATTGCGCAAGTCATCGGCCAGAACCCCCGCGCACCACAGATTCAGGCGGCGCTCACAGCACACATCTCTGAGCACGTCGGCTACGCATACCGTCAGAAGATCGAGCAGCAGTTGGGCATGCCCCTGCCTCCCGAAGACGAGAAGTTGCCGCCCGAGATCGAGACTGCGCTCTCCGGCATGATGGCCCAAGCTGCACAGCAGGTGCTGATGCAGAACCAAGCCCAAGCCGCACAGATGCAGGCTCAACAGCAAGCCCAAGACCCGGTCATTCAGTTGCAACAGCAGGAACTCCAGCTCAAAGCAAAAGAAGTGGCCATCAAGGAAGGCAAGTTGCAGCTCGACGCGGTCAAGGTGCATGGCGACCAGCAGATCGCCACCATGAAGATGGGCGCACAGATCAAAGACAGTCAAGCGAAGCAAAACGCAGAGGATCAACGCGAAGGCATGCGCCTTGGCATTGAGATCGCCAAACACAAGGCGGACCAGATGAACCAACTCAGAAAGGGCAAACCTAACCAATGATCCAAGACTTCGCACGCGTATTGCGCGAACACATACGCAAAGACATGAACAACTACGCCGACGATCTCGCCGGTGGTAGCTGCCAAAACTTCGACCAGTATCAAAAACTCTGTGGTGTCATCCAAGGTCTAGCCATTGCAGAGCGTTACATCATCGACCTTGCAGAAAAAGTGGAGAAAGCCAACGATGAGTGAAATCATCCTGCCCCCGGGCATCGCATTGCCCAAGCAAATCCAACCCGTAGAGGCTCCTCAAGCCGACGCGGATAACGACACCAAAGCGACTGCGCTACCGACCCCGGTTGGCCACAAGTTGCTCTGCATCGTGCCTGAAGTCTCTGACAAGATTGACGGTACGGACCTCGACCTCGTACGAGATATGGCTTCCATGCGCCAAGAAGAACACGCCACAACCGTGTTGTTCGTGCTGCGTGCTGGGCCGTCCGCCTACAAAGACGCTGAACGCTTTCCTACCGGCCCTTGGTGCAAGGAAGGTGACTTTGTGCTTGTGCGCACCTACACAGGAACGCGCTTCAAGATATTTGGCAAGGAGTTCCGCATCATCAACGATGACCAAGTGGAATGTGTTGTGCAAGACCCGCGTGGATTGACACGCGCTTAAGGAGTAACGATGGACCCTAAAGACGAGTTCAAGTTTCCAGACGAACTGGAAGACGAGAAAAAAGTCGAGATCAAGACCGATGCCGATGAGGTAGAGATCGAGATTGTTGACGACACCCCTGAAAAGGACCGAGGCCGCAAGCCGTTGGAGCGTGAGGTTGAAGACCCCACCGATGACGAGATTGAGACCTACTCCGACAAAGTTCAGGCCCGCATCAAAGAGTTGACGCATGCCCGCCACGATGAACGTCGTGCCAAGGAAGCGGTGGCTCGTGAGAAGCAGGAGCTTGAGCGTCTTGCACAGCAGCTTTTGGAAGAGAACAAAAAGCTGAAGACAACCGTCCACAATGGCTCGCAGCAGTTCGCGTCTATGGCGCAGACAGCAGCGGAGGCCAAGCTGGAGAAAGCTCGCCGTGATTACAAAGCGGCGCAAGAGTCCTACGATGCCGATGCCATCCTCGCAGCGCAAGAAGCGTT